CCAACGCCGCCATTCGCCGCGGCGCCGAACACAACCTCTGGACCGTCAACTGAGAGACTTCATGGCAAACAAAATCTTCATCTTCGTTCCCGCCTTCGGTCAGCACATCACGGCGACCACGTTTCTGACGACGCATGCGCTGCAGCAGGCTCTCGCGGCCAAGGGCATCGGCGGCGGGGTGTCGACGTTGTCCTTCCCTGATATCGCCGAACTGCGTTCAATGGCGTTGACGATCTTTTATGATGCCCTTGATGCCTCGCATATCCTGTTTATCGACGCCGACATGGGTTTTGCCCCCGAGTTGGTGCTCGATATGCTCATGTTCGGGGAGCCTCTGGTCGGAACGCTCTATCCCCAGCGCAAGTTGCCGCTGTCATGGGCGGGCTCTGGCACCGGGGAGAAGGTCACCGAACGCCGCGCCGGCTTCATGCGGGTCGAGGGCGTCGGCATGGGGTGCACGCTGATTTCTCGCGAGGTCGTGACACGGATGCTCGAGCAGTTCCCGGAGATCGTCGATACGCGGCTGTCACTCCATCCGGCCTGCCAGATGATGAAGGACGCCAAATGTACCCGTCTTATTCGGGCGTTCGATAAGATCGACCTGCCGGAGCGCGGCCAAGTTTCGGAAGACCTCTCGTTCTGCATGCGGTGGAACAAGTGCGGCGGGAAGACATGGGCCGCGATCGGGCACAAGATTTCTCATGTCGGGCCGTTCGATTACTGCGGGCGGTATCTCGACGTGATCGAGGCGCAGGAGCGCGAAGCGGCAGCGCAGGCGCAAGCCGAGGCCGCAGCGCTTCTGCCAAGCGCAGGCGGCACCACGGCGGGGCCGATGGTGTTGCCGGGCAATCTTGCGCCGACCGAAGCCAAACTGTATGTGCCGGCCGAACTTGCAGCGGAAACGGTGCAGATGCAGGCGGCGGAGTAATTTATGTCGTTTGAGTACGCGGGAGAGTTCGGGCATATCCAAGTGGGTTACACGGTAACTCGCGAGGCTATCAATCGTGCGCTCTACGGTGGCCCAGCCTCGCTCGTTTCCGATAGCGCGCTGTTGTCGACGCCGGTTTCGTTGCCTGTCGCTGTGGCGGCTGGAGCCGCTGCTGCAGTCATCAAGAATCCGAAAGTGACGAGGCGTTTCCTCTCGTGGTTTTTTACTTGACGGAGCCCCACGAATAACATAAGCACGAATCCTGTTCCCCTCTGCGTGCCGCAGAGGGTCGAGCACCAAGCCGAAGACTGATCCGCGCCGGATGGTCTGACGGCAATCTCCCGCAGCGAGCCGCAGCGGTTTTCCCCGGACTTCGACCTTGGCAGCGCCTGCCTGGACGAGCCCCATTTCGGAGCTTGTTTTCGCATGGCCAACACCCAGGCCCAGTTCGGGTTCAAGCACATCGGATTTCTGTCCGGCGGTGCGCCCGACTATCAATTGGCGACCGCGCCAATCCTTTCGACCTACACCACCAAGATTTACTTCGGCGATGCTGTCATATATTCGACGGCGTCCCAGTACATCCAGCCCGCGACCGGCACCGGCACCGCGATTGTCGGCATCTTCCAGGGCTGTGAATTCACACCCTCGACCGGCGGACCTCCGCAGTGGTCGCCCTGGTGGCCCGGCGCCGCGAATGCGGATGCGACCGCCTACATCGTCAACGCCCCGAACGCCAAGTTCCTGGTGGCTTCGCTTCTCACGACCGTCCCGGCAACCGCGATCGGCCGCAACATCGGCATCTCGACGGGCTCCGGCGGCACAACGGCAGGAGGTGGATACTCGACCTACGTGGTCGATGCCGCGAGCATCACCACCACCAATGCTCTCCAGCCATTCCGCGTGCTTGGTCTCTATGCCACCAACGGCATCGGGAACGGGTCCGACACCACCTCCAACTATGGATGGGTGATCGTCGGGTTCAACCAGCAGTGCACCGCAACTTTGAGCTAAGGGGAGCACTGAACCATGCCCGTCGCATTAGCAAACGTCCGCTCCGAACTCCTGCCCGGCCTGTTCGATGTCCGCGGCTCCTACGACATGATCCCGCGCCAGTGGGACAAGGTCTTCAAGACGCACCAGTCCAATATGTCGGTCGAGCGCTCGACGCAGATGGCGTTCGTAGCGCTTCCCTATCTCAAGGACGAAGGCGCTGCCACCCAGTTCGACAACAATGCCGGCGAGCGCTTCACCTGGGCGTTCGTTCACATCGAGGTCGCGCTCGGCTATGCCATCACCCGCAAGGCGATCGATGATCTGCTCTACAAGGCGCAGTTCAATCCGACCAATTTGAAATTGCAGGAAGCGTTCGCCCAGTTCAAGGAAATCCAGGGCGCGAACGTGCTCAACCTGGGCACCACCTACAATTCCGCTCAGATCGGCGACGGCGTCGCCTTCTTCTCGACCGCGCACCCTTATGACGGGGGCACCTGGGCAAACACGTCATCGACGCCGAAGTCTCTCAACGAGTCGGCGCTGCTTGCGAACATGACCAACGTCCGCACCCAGTTCGTCAACGAGCGCGGCCTGCGCATTCTCTCCCGCGCCCGGCGCCTGGTGGTGCCGCCCAACCTGGAAGGCATCGCGATCCGTCTCACCAAGACGGAGTTGCGCCCCGGCACCACGGACAATGATGTCAACGCCATCCTGACGCTCTCGGGCGGCCTTCCCGAGGGGTTCATCGTGATGGACTTCCTCACCTCGAACTTCGCGTGGTTCATCACCACGAACGTCGAGGGGATGATCCACATGCTCCGCATTCCGTATGAGAGCGACATGTGGGTTGACAACATTACGGACAACTTACTAGTCAAGGCTTACGAGAGATATAGCTTCGGCATCAACGATCCCCGCGCTGCGTGGGGTGAATTCCCGACCTCGTAGCCGGGAGGGCACACACGATGGCCGATTCAAACTTCCGCGGCCCCATCAATGCGATGGGTTCGCTCGAGGATACGAACTTCACCTCGAGCATCGGCGCGGCTGTTCCAATCCAGCCGCTTGATGGTCCGTCTGCTTTCTATCAGGGCTGGGTGTTGCCAGATCCCCGCGGGGCACCCTTTCCAAAGGACCAGTTCCGCCCTGGACAGTTGCCGGCCTTTGGTGCGATCGGCGACTTCTACACGGTCGATGCGATCCCGCAGGCTTTCAGCACGACCGTTATCGCCGCGGCCCAGGTCGCCACCGGGGGCGTCGCGTTTTCGCTGACCACAGCGGCGGTGACGAACTTCTCGGCCGGTGCCGCTTCGATCGCCTATGGCGTGCCGATCATTCCCCAGGGCACCACGGTCGCCACCACGGCGGCGATTGCGCTCGACTTCGGCTTTACGACCGGCACCACGATCGCCAACTCGACGGCCGTCCAGGTCAACGACACGACCCTGTTTACGCAGGGGCAGTGGATCATTCTCGGCAACGTCGCCAATGCGGCCGGCACGGCGAGTCTGGTCACGCAGGTCCAGACCACCATCAACGCCACCACCATCGGCGTGTCTCCGGTGCCGGCGACGGCGCTCGGCATCCCGATCGGCGCGGCCAATCTGTTCGGTGGCGCGTTCCTGCCTCCGGCGAGCACTCTGCAGCCGGCGACGGTGGCCAACGCGCATGCGCCGCGGACCGTGGCTGGCTTTGCCCGCATCGCGAATCCGGCTGAAATGCTGTGCCGCTCGATCTCGGTTGCGGCGGCGACCCTTACCGGCGGCACCGGCACTATTCTCGTCTCGGGATGGGACGTGTGGAATCAGCCGATGACGGAACTGATCACCGCATCCGGCACCACGCCCGTCTATACGCGCAAGGCGTTCAAATACATCGGGTCGGCGGTGACCGGAACGACCGGCGGCACCACGGGCGTCAACTACAATCTCGGCATCGGCGACAATTTCGGGTTCCCGCTGGTGCTCGATCGCTACAGCCACGTTCAGGTGTGGGCCGGAAATACCACGATCTCGAACAATGTCGGGTTTTCGACCGCGGCTTTCGGTGCGGCGACAAACACGACAGGCGACGTGAGGGGCACCGTTCTGTTGTCCGGCATCGGAACCGGAACGGTGATCTCGGCTCCGGCCACGTCGAACAACGTCTTGCGGCTGACCATCATCCAGAACCTTCCGCCGACCATCATGTATCAGACGACGCCGAACAATCTCGTGCCGATGCTAGGCACCACGCAGGCTTAAAGGAGGCCCACGCCATGGCCAAAGGTCATCACAGCCATCATCACGGCCACCACAAGGCCTCCGGCGGGCGCACCGGAATGGTCGTCTCCGGCAATCCCGACGTGCTCAAGGAAGCGCACGGCAAGGAGCCTTACGACAAGGGAGACGAGCGCAAGAAGGGCGGGCGTGTCAAGCGCGCCCATGGCGGCCACATCGACGGCCACAAGTCGAAGCACCGGATGGACCGCCCCGGCCGCAAGCGCGGTGGGGCAGTCGGTGCCGATCGATCGCCCCTGAGTTCGGCGCACCACAGCAAGTCGGCGGAAACGACGCCTTCGCCGAAGGACACTTACGGCGGGACGCCTGCGTGAGTGTCCTGACCGCCAAGACGCGCAATGCGCTGCCGACGAAGGACTTCGCGGGGTCGGGTCGGAGTTACCCGATCCAGGACATGAGCCACGCGCGCAATGCGTTGTCGAGGGTGTCGCAGTTCGGCTCGGAAAGCCTAAAGGCTCAAGTGCGCGCCAAGGTTCACCGCAAGTTTCCCTCTCTGAAGCAGCATGACGAGGGCCGATAGTAGGAGACGTTCCTAGATGGCTCTCCCCAATGTCCAAACCCTGACTCTTGCCGCGGCCAATTCGGCGCTCCTGTTTTCAACGGGTGCGCCGGGCACCACGTTCATGAGTTATACGTCGGTGTTGGCGACCACGCTGTTGGACACGCAGCGCCGCATCGTCATCACATCAAGCGGTAATGACGCAGCCGTAACGGCTACGATTAAAGGCGTCAACGGCGCGGGCTTTCCAATCTCCGAAGCGTTTCTGCTCACTAACGGCGGCTCGACGTTCTCCAATCTCGACTTCAAGATCGTCACATCAATCGCGCTGTCGGCTTTGGCCGCAGCCAACCTCACGGTCGGCACCAATTCCACCGGCTCGACCATGTGGAACATCATGAACTGGCATGTGACGCCGACCAATATCGAGGCGTCCGGCGTTGTGACATCGACCTCGACCGCGGTGACGTGGCGCTGCGAATACACCTATGACGACCCCAATAATCTACCGTCTGGCCAATCCTATCCGCAGCCGTTCATTCATCCGACCCTTAACGGGACGACGGTGTCGCTGGACGGGCCGATCAACGATCCCGTGACCGCAGTGCGGTTCACGGTTACGTCCGGGACCGGCGCAATCCGCGGCACCGTGATTCAAGCCGGGATCGGCTCTCCGTAAGGGGCTTCCGTGACATCCAGCGGGACGTTCTCCTACTCGTTGTCGAATGGCGAGGCGGTCCTGGCCGCCTATGAGCGCATTCAGATTCGTGCGCCCGCGCTGCGTCAGGAGCACATGCTCACCGCGCGCCGGGAGTTGAACGACCTCTTTGTCGAGCTCTCCAACAGACAGGTGAACCTGTGGTCTGTTGTTTCGCCAAGCTCCACGGACGGAACGTCGATCACCCTGACGCAGGGAACGGCAACCTACAGCATCACACCCCAGACGGTGATGATCCTCGACGCCTACGTCAGTTTGAACAATGGTACTTCGAATCAGACCGACACCTACATCACGCCGATGAGCCGGACCGAGTATGCCTCGCTCGGAAACAAGCAGACGCAGGGCAGACCGACCTCGTACTGGTTCGATCGGCTGATTTCTCCGACCGTGACGCTGTGGCCGGTGCCTGACAATGGCGGCCCGTACACGCTCAATTTCTATTCCTGCGTGCAGTTGCAGGACGCGAATTTGACCTCGGGGGAAACGCCGAACCTGCCTTATCGGTGGCTCGGTGTCTTGGTGACGGGTTTGGCGCGGCGTCTGGCGCGGGTCTATGCGCCGACGCTAGAGGCGCAGCGCAAGGCCGACTATGACGAGGCGTGGGGTTATGCCGGGACTCAGGACACCGAAAACGTGCCGGTGACGTTCTCTCCTGCGCTCAATTCGTATTACCGGAGATAGGCGATGCGCCCGCATCCGCGAATGACGGAAACGGATGCGTCCGCGCCGCGGGCTTGGGCTACGTGTGAGCGCTGCGGCTTCGTCGGCAACCTCTACAAGTTCATCTGGCAATACGAGTGGCGCGGCGTCCGCCTGATAAATACGCGTCACATCGTCTGCGAATGGTGTCTCGACCAACCGCAACGCCAGCTCGGCACGATCTTCCTGCCGCCCGATCCCGTAGGCATCGTCAACGCCAGGCCTGAAGCCTATTACATCGATGAGCATCAATGCCGCTACCAGCAGGACGGAACGATCCGGCTTCAGTTGGATGGGACCTCGCGGCTTGAATCCAATCTTCAGGACACGGCTACTGGAACGACTTCGCCTCCGGCGACGCCGATGGCGTTTTCGTCTGGATTCTCCAGCGGATTCGGGTGAGCATTAAATGGTCGCCACTCCCGGCACAATCCCGGCGCTGCCGCCATATCAGCCAGATGCGCTCCCGTTTACCGGGGGCGAGGCGTTGGAGATCGCCAGTTCTGTCACGGCGACATCTGCTACATCCGGCAGGATATTCCTGACCGATCTTCCGAAGATCGCGGGTGCACTCGGCAATCAGAATCCGACGACGGACGACCTGATCGCCTTCATGGACAAGTCCACGGGGTTGCCGTTCTCTTGCTCGATCGGCGCGCTTTCGATTCCGACCGGCAATATCCCTCCCGGCGGCGCGACCGGGCAAATCCTTGCCAAGAATTCCGGAACCAATTTCGATGACAACTGGTTCGACATCACGTCGTTTGTGTCGGCCGGCACCAGTATCTTTCTCACCG